TTTGTTTAATCGTTTTAAATCGGCTGGGTACAAAGGAACACAGGAGGAGTTCTATGGTGACTTTATGCCTGATGCAACAGAAGAAGATAGAAAAATATTTCAATCAATTTATAGTGGCAAAGCGCCCAGCAACTTGTACAAATTCAAGCCAACAGGAGATCCTTTTGCGGACCTTGGAAAGCTTGAAAGTATGTCGTCTTTTGGCGAGGAAGAAACTACGCCTAAAAAAACAACACCTAAGTCAACCGAACCTAAAAGCAAGTATTTCTCTTTCTTTCCAGAAGAAGACACAACAGAAGAGGAAGAAGAGCCAAGTTCTCCGGTTAAAATTAAAAGAGGTAGTGACATCCTTGCGTCATTTAAATCAAAACTGAATCTTTCACCTACCGCAGGTAAGGCTGATTCTTCTGATTTGTCCGACCCTTTCTCTAATTCTTTCTTTGGTTCTTTCTAATGGCTGATAAACGTAAGAAAGCGGCCAGTGCCGCAAACAGATTTCAGAAAGATAAAATGGAATGCAACAAACCCCAACGTGCCCCTAAAGGGGACAAGCACAAGTACGTGGTCAAGGGGTGCCAGGACGGGAAGGAGGCCATTGTACGGTTTGGCTTGCGTGGCTATGACGACTACTTGTCGCACCACGACGAGGGAAGACGTGCTAACTTTAAGGCCAGGCACAACTGCTCCGAGAAGAAGGACAAACTGACTCCGGGGTGGTGGAGCTGCCACTATTCGTGGTAGACTTTAACTGGTAATAAAAGTTTTAGATGGCCAAAAACAAATACGTTGTGGCTTTGTGTAAGGACTGCTTTAAGCCTTGTAATAAGAGAAAAGATTCTTTGAAAACATGGCAAGGCCGTTGCCGTTCTTGTGCCAGAAAACATATGCACGCGTGTACTGATTGTATTATTAACGCAACAAAAAAAGCAAATACAATACATGGAGATGCTAAAAATAAGAGCAACAAAGGCCATTGGTTATATGGAAGATGGCAAAAAATGAAACGTCGTTGCAAAGAATATCCCACGTACATAGCCAAAGGTATTCAAGTATGTGATGAATGGAGTTCAAGTTACCCGACATTTAAAAAATGGGCAGAAGAAAACGGAGCAGATCAAACCCTGGAACTTGACCGCACTGATAACTATGGCGATTACTGCCCAGGGAATTGCCGTTGGGTCACGCATCAGGTAAACTGTCAGAACAGGTAAAGGCCTGTAACCACAACTGGTAACAACCATGGCAAAACCAAAGTCCAGCTCATCTCTTAAAATTGAATCCAAGCCTAAAAAGACAAGGCAAGGGCGTTCTAAAAGTACTAAGCTAAAGCCTGGGCAAAAACGCTATCGTGGCCAAGGTTAAGAAGTTTTATCACGCCGTTATTGATTTAACGGGCAACGTTTACGGTCGTTTAACCGTTCTTGGTTATAGTCCCAGCGTGAAACACCAGTTATCACGCTGGGTTGTTTTATGTGAATGTGGAAAAAAGTTTACAACTTATGGGATGTCGCTGGTCTCTAGTAAAACAAAAAGTTGTGGGTGTTTACAAAAAGAAAAAGCACAAAAACATGGTAATTACAAGCATCCTTTATATAAAATTTGGACCTCAATAAATTATCGTTGTAGCAACTCAAGCTGCAAAGACTATCCTAACTATGGAGGAAGAGGAATAAAAAATTTGTTTGACTCATTTGAAAATTTTTGTGAGTCAATGGGGGCAAGGCCTAGTGGCTATACGGTGGAAAGGTTAGATGTAAATGCTCACTACAGCCCCGATAATTGTACGTGGATTCCCAATAAACAACAAGTTCAAAACAGAAGATGCAGCATAACCGAAGAAAAAAAGCAAGAGGTTATCCGTCTTTCAAAAGAAATAAAAAACAAAGCTACGATAGCCCGTTTAGTGGGGGTGGGACGAACAAGTGTCAATAGGATACTTAAAAATTGTGTATGATTGGGGTAATGTTTCGTTGTCCTCATGACCGATTACACGTCTGCAATTAATTTAATTTGCAAGCATGAGGGCTTTAACGAGAAAGCCTACGCTGATCCAAGCACAGGTGGAGAACCCTATACTATTGGATACGGAACACAGTTTTATCCTGATGGTTCGCCAGTAAAACGCGGACATTTATGCAGCAAAGAAAAGGCGCTTGAATATTTGTTCCACGAAGTAGACGTAATTGATACTCAACTGTCAAAATTAAATATTGGCTTGAGTGAATCTGTTAGGCAGGCCTTAATTTCATTCATCCATTCTGTCGGCTGGGAATCTTTTTTTTACAGCAGCATTGTCGATAGCCTGGAACGTGAAGACCTAAAGGAAGTTACGGAAGAAATTGGTCGATGGATTTTTGACGCCGATCATCAAGTCATTGGTTCCATGCTTACTAGGCGTCGGGAAGAAACCAATCTTTTACTGACAGATTCCAATGCTTTCATACAGCCTTGCGCACAGTTATTGCTGGCTGCATTCAGGGTTTACTCTGGAGCACCACACGAAATTCAAGCGATCAAGCACCTGGAAGAGGGCTTGAATCCGTACGTACTATCCAGATTTGCAAACGAGTTTCGAGTCAACGAGAAGCCGTGGGACTCTTTCTTTTTAGCCGAATACGATCCCGACGATTTCAACACTGTCTTTGACAGGTAGAATTAGAATAGTTGCATTAAAAACGTGCAAAGCGGAATGGAGCGTTCAGTAGAGCCACGGGAGTTTGAGCTTCCTCTAGAGCTTCAATTCTCGATGCGCAAAGCTGAGCTTGCGGCCCAAGAGATGACTTGGGACGACCTGTACGCAGCTCTTCTGAACCTTTACCATCAACGCTTGATGGAGTGGTATGCAGTCAAAGAGATTATGGCGGCTGAAAATATTGAGATTGACTTTGACATTCCCACCGATCTAGAGCTAGCAGAACTCGCCGCCGCATGTATATACGACGACGAGGACGAGGATGAAGACGATCTTCAGCCTTTCTGAGTTTCGTCAAGTTGAATAAGGCGGTCCAGATACCACTGGGCTTTCTTCAGTGATTCTGTACCGCCTTTGTGGCGTTCGCGCCAGGTGTACTTTAAATTGTTGCCTTTGCAGTAACCACGAAATTCTTCGGCAGTCAAAGCTGCTTCAATGGCATCAATGCATTCAATTTCGCCATCAGTGTAGTGCGAAGGATGGTTTACCAGATCCTCCTGGACCACAGGAGCAGTTTCTTTTGTGGCCCAGGGAACTGGGCAAGTTCCTCCAGGACAATCACTTAACACAGGAGCAAACCATTCGCTACTGCTTGTAGCACCTCGCGATTCTCCGGTCATTTTAAAAAGTTTGTTAAAATTTAAGGGTAGCAGAGCCGTAAACTCTCTACCCACGGTAACCAATCTCACTGGTCACATGAATATCTTACCGGGTTTTAAGCTCTGTCGCAAAGGCTTGCATCAATATCAACAGGACAAAAAAAGGTGTCCAGTATGCCGAAAAAATACCCAATACAAATGGAATGCAAAAAATCCTGAATGCAATAAAAACAGCAGTAAAAAATGGTATGCAAAAAACAAAAAGAAAGCCAGGAAGACTGTAGCAAAATGGGAGGAAAAAAATAAAGAAGCAAAAAGAATATATAGTGCTCTTTATAGAGCAGCTAAAAAGCAGGCTGTGCCTCGTTGGGTAAACATGAAAGCTATTGCAGAAATATATAAGCAGGCAGTTGAGTTAACCAAGGCTACAGGCATTCCACACGAAGTGGACCATATTTACCCTTTAAAAAGCAAATATATGTGCGGTTTACATGTTGAAACAAATCTTCAAATTTTAACAAAAGCAGAAAATGCGGCCAAAAACAATCGGTCTTGGCCAGGTCAACTTGAATGCCAAAAGAACTAGCGCATAAACCCGCGACGTTTTGCAGAAAGATTTAGTTCATCCTCATTGGGCTCGCCAAGTTCTAAAACAAGCGTTTTGGGTTTAGGTGCTGCGCCCTTTGCTAAGCCTTCTTCAGCGGAAGGAATGTAACCAGTTAAGCCTGGGCGTCCCTGCATGCCTTCAAGCTGAAGAGGATTACGTTCTAAGCCTTGCTGAGTTAGAACTAAGCCTCGATTAAATTGGTCATAAAGAGGCACATCAGCTTCTTCGTTGGCGAGAGGTGCGCCAAAATCTTCTTCACTAAGACAACGACAATTCAGTTCGTCTTGAACAAAACTATCTAAAAACCCCGCCGCGCCGTGCATGACTCTCTAGTGGCTTGATTTACTGTTTTTATAATATTATCATGGCAAGATTTTTTGACGCTACATACGACCCACGCAACGACTCTGGTACGTCTGGAGCTGAAATCTCCGACCTTAACCCAGAGCAAGCGTATGACACGGACTTGCGTCGCGTTGATTCAGACTCAAGATCAGCAGTAGAAGGCATTAATGATCCACAAGATCGCATTTCAAAATTCTTAAAGGCTTCTAAGAGTGCTGGAAAATTTCAGCAAACACGCATGTTACGTGATACAACCATGAATGGGAAAACCCCAAGGTCTGAGGCGTCCATCGGAGGAGTCACCATTCCAAACCTTGGGGATCGCATCGGTGAAGCAGGCGGTACCAACTATGCCAGGAAGCCAGGGCGTAGTGGTGGCACCTTCTACGGGTTTAGTTAAACCTGGCTATAAACCACCTCATAGGGTTGGTTCTGGTACTTGCCCTTGCGATCTTGGTAGCTTACATCGCAGGGCTCGCCGCGATAAAAGAGGAGCTGTGTAATGCCTTCGTTGGCATAGATACGATTAAACAGTCCTGTGCAGTTGCTGATCTCAAGGGTCAGGTGTCCTTCCCAGCCAGCTTCTGCAGGTGTAATGTTTACCAGGATGCCAGATCGGGCATAGGTTGACTTGCCAACGGCAACAACAGTCACGTCCCTTGGAAGCTTGATGTGTTCCATTGCCACGCCCAGGCAATAGCCGTACGGCGGAAGAAGAAAGTATTCACCCTTTTCATCTTCCAGCAACTTGGCAGGTTTTAGAATATTCTCATCAAAGGCTTTGGGATCACAGTCCCCTGCCTGGATTTTACCAAAGATTAAGCATTGCTTTGGCGAGAGGCGAATGTCGTAGCCGTATGAACTGAGACCATAGCTTAGAAGGCGCCTTCCGTCCTCCTTGTTAATCAAATGATCAACAAAAGGCGAAATCATTTCTCCTTCTTCCGCAAGCTCTTTGATTTCCCAGTCGGCTAGTACGCTCATAAGACCATTGATTCGATGATCAGTCTACATACTCAGGCAATGATCCGGCCCTTCTCTGAATAAATGTCAATAAAATTTTGGGTGTAGTTGTCCAAGTCATCACTGGGTTGCAAGTAGACAATAAAAGAACTGCACGTATTTTTGGCCTCGACTCGACCATCTTCAAAATAATGCCGCCGAAGCATTGGGGTGTTTTTTAAAAAACAGATGGGAAAATCAAAAATGTCCTGGGCATAACGAATCATGTCAGGGCAGTTGCCAAAATAAAGACCTTGTCTAATCTCACCAGACAGCCATTTTCTTTTAAGTGTTCGCCACCAGAGTGCGTACCCAGAAATCAAGGTATGTGACAAACCGCGTGTACGCTTCCACCTCTGGGACTTAATGTCCCAAAAGTACGTGTAGTTTGGCGGGAAAACGTAGACATTTCCAAACCAATCCTGCTCGTTCAAGCCGTCATCTTCTGGTGTATAAAAGTGTTCAGCATTGACATAGCTATTGGCTACGGCAGAACTGGCTGGGTCAAGATCAATTCCGCCCATTAGCATATGCGCAGAATTAATTAGATCGGCTCCAGACACCCACTCAAATGTATCAGCGTGCGCATTACCACGAAAAGAAGGCATTACTTTTCACTCACCTGGCAATAATCAATCTCAAGATAACGAATCCCATCATCATCGTTAATAAGGTATCCAGCTTTCTCTTCTGGATTAATTTTTTGCGCCGCTGCCAATACCCGCCTGAACGTTTCCGCGAGGTCACCATTGTCTTCCCTTTCGCAACTCTCTTGTGCTGAATGCAATTCTTTTAGTGTCATAAAGAACATTGAGCGCTCTTTGTTGGTGGGCTGAAATACCATAATGCCAGGACCTTCAGCATCCCACAACTTGCAGTAATGTTGCCCCATGTCACCAAGAATCAACTTAATGGTGGCATCAAGCATCCTGGTTTTGGTCGTATCCAAATCCCCCTGGAGCGCGGCGGCAATTAATTTTTCGCGTCTATTCATTTTTTAAGAGTCCTTGACGGATTAGTATTTGTTTCATCTTAGGGAGTGGCTTGTAGATAACGACAAGCTTTCCTAGATTTCCTCGTTTTTTTACGAGCTTTTGATTTTCGTCTTTTAACTTGTCAAACTCTCCGGCTCGAATTAAATACTCAGCCACACAACGCAAGCGTCGTTTAAGGGACAAGTCTGCCTCTGGAAATTTACCACAGATTGTATCGGGCGCCATATCGGCAAATGCGATGCGCAGTCTGTTGGCAAGTGTCACATTAAAATGTGGATCTTCCTTTTCGAATTCCTTTATGTTGTACAGGTACCGACGAAGGGTTTTTGTATCAAAAGAACCTTCGGGAGGCAGGAACATTTCCACTTGGTCAGCAAGCCCCTTAGGAAGAAGCTCGCAATAGTTCTCAAGGGTGACTGAGTCAATATCAATGAAATGAAAACGGTTATTACTCATCTTCACCCTTTGGCACGGAGCGATCAGGCACATGCCGTTGCTTTTGTTCTTGTACATCTTTATACTTTGTCCTTGCCCTGAATGACAAGATGGATACTTCATTATTTTTAGCAAAGGATGCGACCAGTCGATTCCAAGGAATTCGAATTGTATCCTTCTTCTTTATGTCAGGGGAGATGTTGACGTAGTGAATATTTTGCGTCCATCCTTTAGACGGATCTTTTTTGCCGATTAAGATCCAATTGCGAATGGTTTGATCTGAAACGTTGAGTCTTTGGGCGCACTCATCCGTTGAAATATATTCATCTGCGTATGCTTCTGGTCCAACCTGGTCGGTCTCGTCATTTTTGTAGCGACTATTCCACATGGCCCCAAGGATATTTTTAATCCCCTTGAGTTCGTACGCAATGTCTTCAAGTCCTTTTCGAATGCCGTATGCCATAAAGCAGTTTCTTTATTTAGATGCTAGTCTTTTTCTAACATCTTTGCGTGTTTTATGGAAGATCAAATTCCCGCCAGTCAGGTGCCGTCTAGCATTCCTGTGGCTCCCCCAGAGACGCAGCAAGTGCCGCCTGGACGCATCAGTGCCCAAGACCTGGAGCTAATGAAGGCTCGTGCCAGAGAGCTTGCTGTGCAGCAGACACTAAGGCAACAGGTACCTCCTGCGCAACCTCCTCAAGTTGTTTATGTTCGCCGCAATCTTACCGTTGCTGAACTTATTGTTGTCCTTGCGCTTTCCTGTGGAATTGTGGCTACTGTTCAGTTTGGTTGGAATTTTGTTACTAACACCCTCCCTAGGTTAGAGATTAAGGTCAAGTGAATTAAACACACCGGAACTATAATCTTTATATAAGGGATTTTAGTTTAATACGTGGCCAATCGTCGCATTTCTGAGCTACCTGAATTAGCTGGAGCAGATGTAGCCGAACAGGATCTGCTGACGATGGTCCACGTTTTTGAGGTGGACCCCACCTTAAAAAACAAGAAGATTACCATATCTGGTTTTAGGGATTATTTAACAACCAAATACTTGGCCACCTCTGGTGGGACAGTTACTGGTAATGTTTTAATTCAGGGAGATTTAACGGTAACCGGAGTTACTGTTGTTAACTCCATCACTGCCAGTGGCGCTGCCACATTCAGTGGAGTCCTGGTTCAAAATAATTTAACAGCTAGTGGAACGATCAGCGGCCAGACCATCACGGGTCAAGCGCTGCAATCTGTAACCATTAATGCGGCAACAGGCACATTCACAACAGTTACTGGAACCACCGCAAATTTTGTTAGCGGTAATTTCAGTACCCGTGTATCGGGTGCAACAGTTACTGGCAATATTTTACAGGCAACATCTGGACAGTTTAATTATTTAAGTGGTAACACCGTTACCGGTAATACGGTCCAGGGTACCAGTGGTGTTTTTGGTACGCTGTCCACGCCAATCTTAAACGTAAACGGCAATTTATCCGTTGCTAGTGGCTTAACCGTTACTGGTTTAGCTCAGTTTGGTAACGGTGTACAGGTAACAGGAACTTTATCTGGAACAACCGTTACAGGTACAGCAGCACAATTTACAAGTGTTACAGGTGCAACTGGCGTCTTTACATTAGTTGTATCAGGCGCGTCAATTACAGGTTCAGTTGTTAATGCAACTCAAATCACGGGTATCTCTGGGACTTTTACATCAAGAGTATCTGGTGCAACCGTTACCGGTAACGTAGGTGCATTTGGTTCAATCACCGGAATCTCGGGCGTATTCACCCAGGTTTTGTCTGGTGCCGTAATCACAGGTAATACGGGACTTTTCTCCGTAGTTACTGGAGTTTCTGGAGTCTATACGAATTTATCAGGTGCAACAGTCACGGGAGACGTTGTACTTGCCGCCACTCTTACAGGTGTAACTGGTGTATTTACCAGTCGTGTGTCGGGTACCACGATTACCGGTAACACTGCTTTGTTCACAAGTGTCACTGGTGTATCTGGTGTATTTACTACACAGGTATCAGGCGCAACCGTTACAGGCACTAGTGGTTTATTCACAAACTTAACGGCAGGCACTGGAGTTTTTACTCTTGTTTCAGGTTTTACTGTTACTGGTAACGCAGGTGCGTTTACAACAGTTAGTGGTATTGACGGTGTTTTTACAGGAAACATCTCAGGTTCCAGTGTTACTGCTACAACGATCTCTGCAACAACTGGTACGTTTACCAGCGTAACGGGAACAACTGTTAACGCACCTACGGGTATCTTTACGTCTGTAGTTAGTGGCGCAACCATAACGGGAAATACGGGTTTATTCACGGTAGTAACAGGTGCTACTGGCGTTTTTTCCCAGGTTTCTGGCACCACAATCAATGCAAACAATTTCTTAGGCGGAACCTTTTCAGGTGAGCAATACAAAGTTTCAGGCGATTTAACAATTATTGATGCCTCTGGTGGTGTCAAGCCGTACGGTCAGTTTACTTTTCCAGCGTCTCCTGGTACTAACAACTACATTCTCACCAGTAATGGTGATGGCACCACAATGTGGCGCTCTACATCATTCCCTAGTCAGGGCATTATTCTTGAAAGTATTATCGAGATTATTGTCAACACTGCCATTACTAATGGAAACCATGGTTTGTCCGTTGGCCCCGTATCGGTTGCATCCGGTGTTGTAGTCACTGTACCTTCTGGGTCTTATTGGAGAATCGTTTAAACTGTTATGATGGTAAATAAATAACACTATGGCATACGGATCAGTAAAAAGTGATTACCTTGTTTACAGCACCATCACAGGTGATGTAACTCTTACCGTATCCGGCATTAACGATAGTTCTACTCTTGCCGGCATTGTTAATCCCACTACCAAAAATATTGCAACCACTGGCGTTATCTCTGGGTATACGTATAAAACCAGTGGCAACGTTACAGTTATTAGCGGCTCTGGTGACGTGCGTCCCTACGGCCAGTATTCTTTTCCGACAACGACTGGCACTTCGGGTAATGTGTTGATTACCAATGGAGATGGTACAACGTCTTGGGGGAGTATTGGTGGTGTTACATATGCAACTCTCGGTCAAATTGTTGCCTTGAATTAAATGACTACCTTAAAGATTGACAATATAATTTT